ATAAAAGCAAGATGGGGCGATTGTAAGTATGAGGTAGTGAAATGAATATTGTTAATTTCCCAAAAAATCCATATCCAGGGCAAGTGTATTGGGATATGAAAAGCAAAATTGTATTTGAATATTGGAAACCAGAAGAAGGATTACCTGCTGAAATAAAACCTAAATGGATAACAAAAAGTTTTGAAGCAGAATGTATTGCAATGTTATTTTCTAAAAAAGGAAAAGAAAAATATTTTGCTTATAACAAGTTAATTGACATTTTTAAATATACAGATCAACAAATTAAAGATTTAATGAAAGAAATGAGAATGGAATAATGAACGAAGAACAAAAAGACTTTATATTTAGACACCCTTGGTATCTGAAGTTATTTCCTGTAGAAGAGCGAGCAAAAATAATTTTAAGCTATACAAAAGAACAACAACTAAATATGATTGCACGATATGATTTAGAACTTAAATACGGAAAATTTAAGAAAAAATGACAGCAGAAAAACTGCAAAAATTATGGAATTTAGCAACTCGTAATCCCAACGAAAACGAGGCACTTGTAGCTGCTCGTAAATTTATTAGAGCTATAAATAGAGAACAAGTAAGTGTGCATTTATATAAAGGATCTCCACCTGCATCACAGGAAGATATACAAAGAGCTATTAATAATGCGTATCAAAAAGGTATTAATGATGTTAAGTCACAATATCAAAGAGAATTAGATCGACATCTAAATGCAAAATATAATGAGGGATATTTAGATGGACAAAGAAACGGATATACAGAAGACGATATGAGAAAACAATACCAAAAAGGATATACAGCCGGGCAAAAATCTAAAGCAATAGAAAAAGCAGAACCATCAGATATTGTTCAAGACAAGCAACACACAAAATCAATCTTCATAGGAAATAGTGGTACATCAACTTTCTCAGGTACTATTTTTTTCAATAATCATTCAAGTGGAAATATACATATAAGGCATAATTAAATCTTGTATATCACACATTTAGTCTGCAAAGGACAAATCGGAGTCAACCCGATATATTATGGACTTACAGCAAAATTTAGACCTTGGTATTTTGATGGACAAAAAGTTTATGCCGGTAGATTATACGAGACAGAATCAGAAGCAAAAGAAACCGCAGAAAGACTTAGGACAGATTGTATGTTGCGGAAATCATGTATTTAGAGTTATAAATGGAACAAGATATTGGTTAAGTCCTCCACCTGATGATTACGAAGCATAAAATAAATGGCTTCTCTTAGATACCATGCTGGTCGCATGGTTTTATATGAAGAAGAACCTACAGTATGGCGTGTAAAGATAAAAACAAAAAAAGGTAAACTTAATTTACCTCTTAAAGCTAAAGAATTAGAGCCAGCACTTATTGAAGCAGAATATCTTTATGCAGACGCTAGGTGTATGAGTAGAAATCATCCGTTATGCATTGATTGCATACATCATTTGGTTATCAAAGCTGAATGTGGCTTAGGAATGCCAGAAGGTAAAGCCAGTGGAGGTGTATGGGCTAAAGACTGCGCTTATTTTTGGGAGAAGAAGATCTAGCATTTATTTTGTCTATATGCTCGCCAGCCTGTTGAATAATTTTTACTAAACGATAATTTTCTTTAGCAAAAGCAGAAATAAGATCTGGTACTTCATCAGGATCAATGTAATTAAATATAGATCTAAGTGCTATTTCAATATGCAATTCTTCTTCGTAGGATACGTCAGCCATAACCCAAGGCTCTACTTTTTTCCTTTTTTTAGCTTGGTTAGTAAACCAACCAGACCAAGGCATTTGTAGTCTCATGCCTTTACAATAGCTAGGATGCCCTAAGATAGCCAGCTTTTCGATCATTTATTATTCTTTCTGGAGTTTGAAAAGTATGCCATTTATGCTCACAAACCATACATAACCTTCTTCTAACTATTGTTTTTTTAGAATTTCTTTGTGAGTCAATAACTTTTTGTCTTGTAACTTCTTTGCACTTTGGACACTTTACAAAAGTTAATCGATGCATTTCTGGATTTTTAAGGATTTTTAATTTAACATATAAATAGTTACACCCATTACCAAAATGCCAGGTCACTACGGAACAGGAATGAAAAAGAAGAAGAAGAAGAAAGGCGGTAAAAAGTAGTTATCTACTAGGAAATAACGCTTTTTCTAAAACTTCAACTAACTTGTCGTCTATTAAATTATCAGACTTCTTAACCATAGCTTTTGCTATATCAAGCAAGAGCTTTTTTAATGCAGATCCACGAAGAAAGGCAAAAATAATAGGTTCAAGAATTTTAAGCATAATTTTTCAAGATAAAGAAAAATCGGGAGATAAGTCAGCCAAACCTTAAAGACTGCCCTGCTTTAACCCCATATCAAGGGTCTTATGGCTTTCAGATCCGCTTTGCAAAAAAGATCATCAGGCTTCCCGACTTATTATTAATATTACTACAATTTCCAGAAAAAAACTTTATGTTAAAAATAGTGTGCCAATTAAATTAGTGTCACACTAAAATCCTATTGTTGATTAGTTGGATTTATAATAAAGGTAACCGCTGGAAGCGGCGGTTAATTTAGAACCTTGACAATTTATTATGGAATTCAATTTCAATGATGGCGGTAGAGCCGATGCTGGTTACAAGGGTCGCACAGGCGACTGTGTTACTAGAGCCGTAGCTATTGCAGCAGAGTTACCTTATCAAGAGGTTTATGACCGACTTGCAGAAGGTAACGCTAATCAGCGAGTTACTAAACGCAGTAGAAAAACTACTGCTAGGCAAAAAACAGCAAGCCACGGCATCAGTACAAAACGCAAATGGTTTAAAGACTATATGAAGTCATTAGGCTTTAAATGGGTTTCAACTATGGGTATTGGTACAGGATGCCAAGTACATCTTAAAGAAGATGAGCTTCCAAAAGGAAGAATCATTGTAAGAGTTACTAGACACTACTGTGCCGTTATAGATGGCGTTATTAACGACACCTATAATCCAAGCAGAGGAGAAACTCGATGCGTTTATGGTTACTGGATTAAACAGTAAAATTACAATTGCCCTCTTCGGAGGGCTTTACACATTATTATGAAACTTTCAAAAGAAACAAGATTTTACTATCTTGATTATTTACAAAAACAAGTCAATAAACTTGTTAGAGGTCAAGAGATAACATTAGGTACTATTGATCAAATGCTCTTTATGATTAATGAACTTAAAAAAGAGTAATATTACAGCCCCCCATGCAGGGGGCTTTTTTTTGTGCTAATGTGTTCGCGTGTGTGAGAACTTGTGAGTGACTAGTGGAAACTAGGCAACACTAGACATTCGCAAGAACTAGACCTCTATTGCTAGAGGTCTTTTTTTTATCTTCTTGGTTTTATCTCTGCAACAGCAAGCTCTACTTCTTTAAGACGATGAAATACCTCTTTCATGTCATCGTGCATATCATCTATTTTTGTGGTTAATAATTCTATAGCAGTTGTATTTCGCACGAGATCATCACGCGATTGTCTACCTCTATAAGAAACAGATCCAACCGACACAAAGCAAGCTGTCATCATAGCTCCACCCACTGCTGCTATTACTTCTACCATTCCTTACCTTTTGTGTCTATAGTTATAGTATATATCATCTTAGTTGTATGGAAGAACAACAAGAAAGCAAGATCGAAACTATTGTAAAAGTTACAATTCTTATTTGGAGTGCTACGCTTCTTACATTAAGCTATATGGAACTTCCTAGTGGCAAAAAAATTGTAGACTTTGATCCAACTTTCATAGCTAGCATCTTTAGTGCATCTACAGCTTCTCTGGGATTAAGTATTGGCAAAAAAAATAATAATGGCAATACTCCAAAAATAGTGGATAATAAAAATAATAAAACTGTAACAAAATGAAAAGACTTCTTCCTTTTTTATTTTTAGTATCAACCCCTGCATATGCCAACATTACGCACAGTATACAGAACGTGGTATCTGTCAGTACTTTAGGTGCTTCATCTACAGCTACAAGAATAGGAACTACATTCTCTTCTTCTGGTACAAACGTCACCCCATCAGCCAACTCAACTGATAATGCTATTGGCACGTTGAATCTTGGAGCAACAGGTATAACAAATGGTGTGCCAGCCTTAGATTATGACACTACCTATACTGTTGCAAATGCTGGAGATGCTTACTCTGTAACAGAAACTTACTTACAAGGCGATGCTATACCTGACTTTTTAGGTGCTGACGTAACAGATGGTGTAATAGATGCTCTCCCTGTTTTTGGGGAAACTCTTAGTTTTTCTGGTGGTGATATTGGTAATACTGAAATGACATTAAATTCTGCTGGAGAAATGGAGATAACACTAACTGATGCTGGAGCAGGTGTTACTGCACAAATGCAAAGTACCATAACTTTAGAAATTGATTGATGAGGTGGTTTGTACTTTTATTCTTCGCAATACCTAGTGCAAATGCTGGAAGTATCACTCCTTCCTTTTCTACCGGGCAAATGGAATCCAGTAGCTCTAGTAAGACCGTTATTGTGGAGACAATTGTTACTGAAAATTATCGGACAGGATATACATATAGTATGCACGGAACTAATGTACAACCAGTTGAAGGAACAATCATATCTCCTGATGCTACATATACAAACACACAGACATTCAATGGAGTCTCATTTAAATGGGTAACTCCAGAACTCAATACCAAGCCTCAATGGGAGATACGAGATCCAACGCAAGCATTCAGCATAACAGAAAATTTCCTAGCGCCTGGTTTGGATGCAGTATCAACTGTCCAAAGAACCATAAATACAGAAAGTCAAAGTACAAGCTTAAGTATCTTCTCGCAATAACATTATTAGCACTATCGCACAAAACGCTTGCAAACACTGTGAGTTCGCCCTCAGCATCCAGTTCTGGAACCGTGATCAATAATGGATACCAAACAATAAATGGCAATTTTCCAACCCATAGATATTCACAGGGCATTCAATGTCAATTACCAACTTTGGCTATCACTCCCTTTGTCACTAAAGGACAAAATTACAGCCATCCAAAAGTTACAACAACCAGAACCAACATTTACGATCTTTCAGAAGATGCTGATGGTAATCTTATTAACCCTGGCCGTATTTTATATCAATCTGAACAGCCAAGATTAGACCAAACAGTATTTAATTTAAATTATGGAGTAACTGCTAGTTTTCAGATACCACTTGGAGGTCAAGGGTTTAACAAGGCTTGCTTAAAAGCCGCTGAAACTCAAATCAAAGGACAAGAGTTTGCATTACAAAAGGCTAAACTAGAAGCTAATCTGGCACGAATGAAGGTATGTGCAGAGCAGTTTAAGCTAGGTGTAAAGTTTATTGGAGAAGATGCTATAAGCTGTAAAAACGTAGTATTAACAACTGTACCTAATCAGGTTTTACCTCATCAACATTCTTTGACTTCTGAGAACGAGTAAGAACCTTTTTAAAAACGGTCTTGCTTATTGATTTAAGAACTCCCAAAAGTAATGGGCTACTGGCAGCCAAGAGAGAAATAGTAACAACATTAAGAGCAGCACTAGGCGTAGGTAGTACCGATTTAATGAAAGTGACTTCTTCAAGAATTGGATAGCAATCTACCCCATTATTAGCACGTTTATAACCAATAATCCTTTGTGTTCT